ACAAATGGGTGCATATATCAATGCAAGATTAGGAATGATATTTGACACTACAGCTGCAAAGAAATCTAAGATTCAAGATTACAAAGATTTACTAGACCAAGCAGGATATGAATATAAAATGGTCTATGTAAAAACATCACTTAAGAATGCACTCAAAAGAAATCAGATGAGACCAAGAAAACTCAGAGACGATATAGTCATAAACGATTGGAATAATGCAGAGAAGAATGCAAAACAATTTAAACAGATGTTTGGAAGAGACTTCATTGAAGTAGTCAATGACGATGACCTTGCATCATTAGATACAAAGGTAAACAAACTGTTTGGTAAAGTCATGACATGGGCATCTAAGTTCCCTACAAATGATAAAGCACAAGATTGGAAACAATCAGAACTCACCAAGAAAAAACGATAAATAGTATTATGTTAGATTTAATTAGAGAAAAGATAAAGACTGCACAAGACAAAGATGTCGAGGACAAGAAAGGTACCCAACCTAAAAGATACTACGCTGCAGATGCAGATGGTGATAAGATGTCTAAGAAGACAAAAGATAAACGTGCAGCTCATTTTGCAAAGAATTCTAAAAAGGACGATGATGACTCAAGTGCATATAAGAAAGCACCAGGCGATGCAAAGGCAGACACTAAACCATCACAGTACACTAAACAATACAAGAAGATGTTCGGTGAAGAACAATACACAGACTTAGACGAAGGAAAACTCGTAGGTAATACAGGTTTCATTATAGACACTCTTGCAAAAATGGTAAAGAGAGAAGTCGGTAAAGAGATGAGCTCAAGTAGAGAAAAGGGTGTAGTGTTAATGAACAAGATTGCACGTATGGTAGGTGCAAGTGTATCAATGTCACATAAAAGACCAACTACAGACTTATTCATTAAATCAAGTTATGCATTCATAAATGACGGTGAAAACGTTGACGAAGAATGTTGGGACACACACATGCAAAAAGGTATGAAAAAGAAGGGAAACAAGATGGTTCCTAATTGTGTACCTAAAGAAGATAAGGATGCAGATAAAAAAATTAAGAAGGAGAAAAAATGAGTGGTAATAAACACGACAATGGTGTACATGAGATAGGTACATCAGAAATGAAAAATGCATATATGGAAGATACTCCAGGCCAAATGGTTGAGAGATACATCAAAGAAGCAAAAAAGAAAAATGATGATGTAAAACAAAAGTTACACTTTAGTCAGAAGTTTGATAATCCTTTGAAAGGTTTCCCATATAACGAATCAGTAGAGGTTGATGAAGGTGCATTCTATGGTAGAGATGATTTGGTAAAACAATTTGCACCCACTAAAGCACAGAAAAAACTCAATGTCAGATTAGTTAAAAATGACAAAAAGGGATACTCACGTGCAACTTTAAACATCAAGAAAGACAAGAAGAAGATTGCACAACTTAAGAAGGATGGGTATAAAGTAGACCCAACATACTACACTGAAGAATACATAGAAGAAGATGTTATGAGTTTTCTTTCAGTTGCACTACCAGCTTATATAGCAGTAAATACAGTCGCACTTGTAGGTCTTATAGCATCCGAAATGGCAGGAATTGATATTATTGGTAAAACTGAAAAGGCAATAGAAAACATAAAAAGTAAATTCAAAGGAAATAAAAATTATAAACCTTCAAAAAGTGAATTAGAAACTCTTAAAAAAGTTGGTCAGGAAATTAAAAAGAAAGACCCCAGTGCATATAAAAAGGCACAACAAAAAGTAAACAGCATGAAAGAATCTTTTGAACCTCTAGAAGAAGATTCATTCGATGACAAGTCAAAGAAAAGTGGTATCAGTGTTGGTGTACTTAAGAAAGTATATAAACGTGGAGTCGCTGCATGGAAGACAGGACATAGGCCTGGTACAACACCTGAACAGTGGGGTCATGCAAGAGTGAATGCATTTATTGTCAAGAAGAAAAAAGGTAATTTAAACCACGACAAGGACTTAGCATGAAGACGTTGAGAGAACAAGGTGTTGATTTAGTTATTGAATCACTACAAGAAAACAACACCAACTTTTTAGACAATCCATATAGATTGGGGTCTACAATGTATTTTGAAGTAATTAAAGAAGTAAAACGATTAGTTGCAGAAGATAGATACAGATTAACAGAAGTTGACAAGATGACTATTGAAACAGACATAGGTCAATTTGAAATTTTTGAAGGTGAATTAGTACCATTGGATTGTCCTATGGAAGAGACTGAACCTTCAATTTTCGAAAAGTTAAATCTAAAAGGTTTAACATTCGAAGAAAAGGATGAGAAGGAAAAGGAACTAAACAAACCTAAAAGGGGTGGAGCTAAGAAGTTCTATGTTTATGTCAAAGACCCTTCTTCAGGTAATGTAAAGAAAGTTAGTTTCGGTGCAAAAGACGGAGGGAGTAATCTATCAGTTAAGTTAGATGACCCCGAAGCAAGAAAGTCATTTGCAGCTAGACATAACTGTTCATCCCAAACGGATAAAACATCAGCTGCCTATTGGAGTTGCAGACTACCACGTTATGCAAAACAATTAGGACTATCAGGTGGTGGTTCATTCTTTTGGTAAGATAGGAGTATATTATGAGTGGGGTGAGAACACTATATCACAATTACACATATGATAATAGACGTGCAAACGTTTATTCGACAGAACAAGGTTTCGAAGTAGACCTATATATATCAGACAAACAAATTGCAACACGACAGGTTCACAACCATAGTGAATCTTATGCAGAAGACGTTGCAGATAATTGGTGTCAGAATTTTATTAAACAAATTGATTTGAAAAAAGAGGAATTAGTATAATGGCTATATCATTGAAAAAAAAGAAAGTGGTTGAAGAAACAAAACCACAACAACACTCGACTGTGGAGTACGACCCCGATACATTGGAAGTTGAAGACCACTCGTTTGAGTTTGAGGCTCATCTAAGAGATGACACTAACGACAGATTATTACATATCTACAGTAGTAACACTAATCGTAGACATGCATGTATCTATGTAGTCGAAGGTAATCCACTAAACGGTTATGAAATCGATTTAGTAGAAAACGGTGATTTAATTGCAACAAACCCGATGCCTGATGAGACAGAATTTTACTGTCAATCATGGGCAGACAGATGGTCTGAAAAGAAAATCGAAGAGGGTGATAGAATAGAACTGTAATGGATTTTCCTTTCGAAGACATTGATAGAAGGAAGTACGGAACAGAACAAATCTACAAGATACGTAGATTTAAAGGTGAAGTAAATCCCGATGATTTGATATGGCATAGAGACAAAGAAACAAGACTTGTCACAGTGTTAAAATCAGTAGGATGGAAGTTTCAGTTTGACGAAAAACTACCATTCGAACTTGAGGTTGGAGAAAAGTTTGAAATTACTAGAGAAGTTTATCACAGAATAATAAAAGGAACAGGAGATTTGATACTAAGGATAGAAAACTTAGATAGATTTCCACCAACAAAGTATAATAAAGACGGTTCTCCAAAGGACGGGTCGATTATACCACGAGGTAAGTTTTAAAAAAACATAAATAATAGTACTATGAGTTATAAATCAGAAAACTGGAAAGAAAAACTAGAACAAGTCCGTGGACACATAACTTTCAAAGAAGGTAGTGTAGAGAAGACAGCTGACGACATCTTAAACGAAGAGATAGAAAACGAACTAACCACTGGATTTGAAGAAGATTCACTTCCTGAATTAGATGACGTAGAAGTAATTCTAGAGGCATCTGCTGGTGGAATGATTGATAAGTTATTCAATCTCAAGGGTGATAAAGATTCACAATACGGTGTTGCAAAGATGTTATCTATGACTGGTGTCAAAGTAGTCCAGTCAATGCAGAAACAAAATCCACAAGGATTTGCAAAGTTAGTTGCACAATTAGGTAAAGAGAAAAAGATTACATTACCTACCAACAACAAACTAATGAAAATGTTCAAAGATGCTGGTGTAAAACCTCTTCCTGAGGAAACCGAAACACCCGAAAAAACTATAGAAAAACTAACAGAAAGAAACATGTTAGGTAGACTTGCAAAACAATTACATTTAACAAAGGAAGGAAAGAGGAAAATGTTCAAGTACTTCGAAGAGGGGAGAGAAAATGATTGATGAACTAACCAAATCATTAATTTTAACATCACGTGATATCTTAGAGGGTAAGAAACTTGACCCTGTAGGAAAAGAAGACGGTGATGTCGATAATGACGGAGACAAGGACGATTCAGATAACTATCTTGCAAAGAGAAGAGAAGCTATTGGTAAGGCAATGAATGACGAAGGTAATGAATTCACTAAAGCACTTTCAGATGCAAGAAAAAACGGAGATAAAGACTTCGTAGTATCAGGTAAAAAGTACACATGTTCAGAAGTAGAAGACTACGAAGCTGACATGAAGAAGAAAGAGAAACTCAAAGAGAACGACTAATGAACCTATTTCACGAAGCAAAAAAAGTTTTAGATACAGACGGAAAGGTAAACCCCTTAGGCCCGTATGGAAGACAGAAGTTAACAGGTAGAGAAATATCTACTTATTTCCGTAGGAATCCTGTTAAAGATGCAAACTTAAAGAAAGCAGTGCAAGTTGCACTTGATTTAGGTGGTGCAGATTCTATTGCTCGAAAAGAAATCAAAAGTTTTTACGGTGATAAAATTCTCAAAGCAAAAGAAGTACAAAATGCATTACAATATGCAAACGAATCAGTAAATCTAGGTGAGAACTACAGGACTGCAGCTAGACATGGTATGGGTACTGAAGGTAAGAAAGAGGCAAGAGTCGGTTTAGAATTAGACTATTACGATAAAACTGGTACAAAGTACATGGGTAAAATCGTAAAGAAAGATTCAAAAGGTTACACAGTCAAAGATGACAAAAGTGGTAAGATGCATACGTTTGTCTATCACGACAGAATCAAGGCAAGAAAATTCTTACAGAAAGTTGGTGAAGAAGGTGATGCAGAAGCCAAAGCAAAATTAAACCTTAAACATGTGCAAGACATGGAGAAGTTAAAGGGTAAACAGACAAGAGAAAAAGAAAATATGTCTGAACACAAAAATATTTTAGATGCTTATAAACAAATGTGGGAAGATGGTGTGAAATATGCACCTATAGATGAGAACATGGAACGGAAAATCATGTCTAAGATGAGAAAAGGAAAAGCACCTAAAGGAATGCCGAGGTAACTTATGGCAAAGATGTCTAAAGAAATGCCACTAAAGGTTTTCTCTAAGAAAGTTGGTATCGATAAACAAGAGCAAGAGTGGATTGAAAAGAACGATAAAGACACTCACTACTACAACAATAGTGCATTAAAAAACGAATGGTTATCACTAAGTTATCCTATTTACGATGGTGATTACTATTTTGCATTTGTTAACGATAAGGTAAGAGTCAACGCACAGGCAAATGCAAAAGCAAATAGAAAACTTAGAGAACTTACGACATCATTTTTAGATGCAGAAGCTATATACAAAGAAATGTACCAGTTTTTCCAAATGCAATTCAAACAACACGGTAGTAGTGATACTATGACTAGAGAAGAACTTTGGAGAGCAGTTTTAGATATCAGAAAGAAAAATCCTGCACCTAAAAGAGAAGTAAAAGAATCAGTGATGGATGCATACAAAACAATGCATGAAACAACTCTTAAAGAAGAGATGATTACTTACAGAGTAAAGGGAATGCAGAAACCCGAAGAACAAAAATTCATTCGTTCTGCAAAAATGATGGGTCTAAAGATTACTATGGACAAAGGTAAGAAAGATACAGTAATCGTTATGAGTGGAACTAAGAAGAAACTCAGAGACTTTGATGCAATTGC